GAATAAAGATCAATTCTTTCTGCCATTTCCATAAAAAATTGTTGAACTTTTTTATTCTTACAAGTTATATTTATTTTGCTTATTGGATAAGATGAGTGTAGATTTATAGCATTTCTAACAATAGGGTGTGTGTCATAAAAAACCCTATTCCATGCATTCATGGTAATCCTATCTCTAGGAAGATTTAAGTTTGCAAGCTGGAATAATGGGGAGTATACCTCTGGGGCCATTCTTTCAGAGCTATACATTGTTTGTGGTCCTGGCATAGGAGAAGCAATAGAAGCTTTCTTTGAAAGACCATTGTTAATAAAATTAGGACTATGCGCAACAGATGAGAAGATCTTATTAGCCTCTGATTTATCTATTTGATTATTTGCATAATTTGTTATCTGAGCTCTCCTAATCTCAGACAAAGTATTTGAAGCCTCTTTGGTTATATCAGTTGGTTTTCTATCAAGTCTTCTATTGCTCACTATAATCTCCTTTTAACATTAGCTAATACAGGCTTTAGAGTTTCTACCTCTTTTTTGTGCCCTGGCTTTACAGAAAAGCCCTTTGTTAAGTCAAACTTGTAAGCCATATAAGCATACATAAGTGCCATTAGACCGTCGTTTGGTATTCCGCCTTTTGAATATGTTTTTACAGGTTGGCCGCCTACAGTTTTTATTTTTGATTCCATTGATGTACAATGATCAATTAACCACTCTACATACTCATAAGATTTCCATGGAAATCTTATTCTTCCTTTTCTAAATTGATCAAAAATTTCTTCAATTAACAAGTCTTTATTATAAGATAATATTAGCTCATCTTCTCTGTATTTTACTGGAGTAGATAAACTTCCGCTACCTTGTGCTCCAATAAATTTATCTCTATATATCATTTGTATATCATGAACAACATCTTGTCCAAAGAACCAGTCTGATACCCCTCTTCTTACTCCAAATCTTCTATACATTTCTTGTATTGTTTCTTTTTTATAATTAAAATCATTCTTTTTTAATTTATGAGCATGCTCAATTAAAAGAGTCCCATCTGGAAGAGCAGATAATATAACAACACATGAGAAAGACTGTCCGCCAGATGAGCTTGGATCATCATCTTTTCCGCCCCAGTCAACGCCTAGATATACAGCTTTTTTATTTGGATCAATCTTTGAAGAAAACTCTCTGTCTTGATCTCTACATTTTTCATATATTTCTGCTTTTGTAAGAGGCATTCCTGCGTCTGAATAGAACTCACCAACAACCTCGTTATTCCATAGTCTTTCTGATTGTGCTGGGTTCCTATCTGGTAGTAGATCTAAAATTGTTTCTTTTGTAAAGTAAGGAATATAAAGCTGATTAATATGAAAGCCAGTAAACTTACAACTATCTGGATCCTTTGAAGGAACCCACTTTCCAAGCTCTATTGCTTCAACTTTTTTCTGTTTTGTTCCGCATAATGGGCATTGAACGATATTATCATGCAGCCATATTGACATCCATCTTTTATCATCTGGTAGATAAAATGGATAAGTTTTTCCACAGTTTATACAACCTAAATGATAATATCTTTGGTCAGACATATCCCATAGTGTAGAAAAATAACTATTTCTTTCTTTTGGAGTTCCATAATAAACTTGAACCCCCTTTCCTATTGGTCCATATTTTGCAGCAGTTAGTATCTTTGTAGCATTACCTACTGCATGGCCAAACATATCCTGAATCTCGTCAAAGAATACAACATCCGCGGTCATACCGCGGATTCTATCTCCATCTGCTCCAAGTGACTCTACCCATAAAGTTCCTGTTTCAAATTGCTTCATGGTTAAATTGTCTACGGCATTTGATGAGTCAAGCTTGTTATTTGTAATGAAATTATTTTTAGATGTTCTAATCATACCCTCAAGCTTGTCCTGAGAGAATTTTTTTACCTGACCCAAGGATGGAAATAAATGAACAACTCTAATATTTGGCTTTGTAAAAAGCCCACTATTGGTAAAATAGAGGTCAAGAGCAGAACCCATAATAGTTGCTCCAACCTGTCTTCCCTTTTTTATTACCACTGGTTTTCCAGTTGGCTGTGTTGATTCTAGTGCTATATGCCTATATACATCAACCATAAACCTCCAGCCAGTATCTAGAAGATTAAAGTCTGATCCATCAATTGTTAAATTATTTTGAACAAAATTTGCAGGGTCAAAATCTAAAAAACTAGAAGCCAGCTGGTTTAGAATATTATTGTCATCTTCTTTTTTCATTTATCCTTATATAATTGCATGTCTGAAGTAATCAGCCATATCATCTTCTCTTAAATGAGATGAACTTGATGATTGATCGTTTGCAATATATTTTACTTCTTTTACACTATCTGTTTTTACTTTTCTCTTTTTTTTTAAAAGTTCTTTTAAACTATCTAAGTCTATATATTTTTCAATATATGAATAATTAAGTGATGGATCATTTTTACATGCATGAAGACATGACTCTATAGTAGAGCCTTCATTATGGTTCATATAATCCAAGGCATATTGAATAAAAGACTTAGTTTTCTTTACAAGATCTTCTGGAAGAGATTCCTTTAAAGAGCATTTTTTGCATTTTTCTACGTTGCCAGTTGACTCATCTTTTTTGCAAAATTCACAAATAGCTTCTGATGCTGATTTTACATTTGTCGGAGAAAGCTCAGTGGACTTGATTATATCAAATCCTACTCTTTGTTTTATATCTGCCATTTTCTCATCAATAGTTGAAAAGTCTTTTCCTTTTATTTTTTTAAAGTTTTGAATAAAATTTGCATCTTTTTTCAAACCATCTGCAAAGTTTTTTAACCAATCAACTGTTGTGTTGTATGACTCGCTTGTATTGTGTCTTGTTATTTTCATGATTTCACTATGCGAAATAATTTCTAACGAAATCTACGCCCCTCTTGGCTGTAGAATCCTCTTTATCTTCCTTTTCACCAGAGTAGGTTCCTCTATCTTTAAATATGTGAAAGCCGCTATCCATGCACACCTGCATTATTGAAAGCTCTTCTCTTGGTGTTATTGCATACTTATTTGCTAGGTAATCATAAACATCTTCCATGTTGTGACCTGCAGATACGTGTGCATTTATCATAATTCCAGCAATGGCTCTTTCAAATGGTGGTACTGCAATTACCATCTTGTTTGGTGTTGCGGCAGTCTTTCTTAAATCAGAATAAGAGTGCTCTACGCCAGATGCATCAGTCCAAAAAGGAATTCCCTTTGGATCTACGCTTGCTTTCTTTTTATTATCTTTTGATTTTAACATTTTTATATGATTTGTTAGCTTTGAAATATCAGACATAATTTTTTGTCTAATATCTTCCAGCTTAGATATCTCTAGAATGCCATCATGATCTTTTCTAATTGCTGATGAAATTTCCTTATCAACTCTTTCCAAGAAAGATTTGGCTCTTTCACAACCAAGTGTAGTTTTTCCATCATGTCTTGGAATTTTTCCAGGATAAGTATCGGTTATATATTCCATAAACTTTTTAATATTTCCAGTTGTTAGATAATCGCCCTCATCTTCTTTATCAGAATCATCTACAAAATCACCTTCGCGAGCATCAGAACCTGGAATAAAATCTTCTGAAAATTCAGATATAGTTTCATCGCCATGCTCTTTTGATAGCTCTTTTATATCCTCTTCTGCAGAGTTTAGCATTTCCGCTGCATCTCCAAGTGTTTCGTCACCCTCAAGAAAGCCGTGTAATTCATCATCTACAGTTGTATCATCCTCTGAGTATTCCTCGCCTTCATCTTCTGAATAACTTTCGCCTTCATCCTCTAAAGGTTCATCTTCTGAAAATTCTAAATAATAATCATCTGAATCTTCTGAGTTATCACCTGAGTCTTCTGAAAACAATTCAACATCAGAGTCTAATTCTGAAAATAAAGTTGAATCATCTGCTAAGTCAGAAAAATTTTGAGCTTTTTTGAAAATAACTGTGTTTAAATTTTTATTCATTTTTTCTCCTAATCAATCAAAGAGTATATTCCTAGGTATACTTTTCTTTGATCGTTGCCTAAATATCTATCTCCAAATGGATCCAGACCAACCGAAGAATTGTTTCCTATATAAATAGATGGATAAGATGGACTTCCGCTTATAGATACCTGCCCTTTTGGCATATCTTGATCATTTGGATCAAAATTGCAATTTACTTTATTGTTTTTTAATATAGATCCAAGATAAATGCAAGCTTTTGGTTCTTCAACCATATTTAAAGCTTCAATATTATCTTTTATAACAGATTCTTTTTCAGAAGAATCTACATTGTCAACTGGTGTCATAATTGATATTGCAGACTGCTCTGTATTAGACACAATCCCTCCAGCACATTTACAGCCATCAGTAACTGGAAGTCCAAATGGACAGCTATTTAAAGAGCCTACGATCAAATTTTATCTCCTGAAAATATTTAAAGTTATTAGTATAGTGTATTTTTGTTTGCATCAAGATAATCTTCAATAAGATTATTTTTTATTACAGCATCTTTGAATTTTCCAATTAATGGAATATTTTTAAACAAACCCGTATCGACAAGGTTGTTAAGCAAGGCTTCTTCCTTGCTATCTATTATTTTGTCAATTTCATGAATTATATAAGTATCTGAAATTAAAGGATTTTTTATAGAAAAAGAATTTTTATTTTTTAATAAATGATCAATTATTTTTCCATCAATTTTTAAATCAAATTTTGAAGAAAATACAATTGCTCTATAAGCTCTTCTTGGATCATCATCGAAACATATCTCAGGACTTGTTATGCATCTTAAGACCTTGTCATTACAATCATTTATTCCCATGTCCAATGGATCAATAATATTATTATTAAACATACTTTTATGCATTGTATTTATTGAAAAGTCTCTACTTATAACTTCATGATACTTTTTATCAGAATATTTGGTCCCTTTAAAAAAATCTACAGCATTTTTTGAAATAAAATTACTTGAAAAATCTAAATCTGGACCGTTATCAATATAAGCAGTAACGTGCAAGTCACCAAATATTTTATAAAAAATATTATTTTCTATTGAAAATCCTATAGCAAGCCTTGTTACATCAGAGTTGTTAGTTGTTAAATCAATATCTCTTGGTGATAATTGATAATTTAATACTATATCTCTTGGTACCCCACCAACAATAAGTGGCTGTCTAATATGATTCTTTTCAGAAAATTCTTTTATCTTTGCAAAGATAAGATTCTCCATTATTCACCAGCCTCAGCCTCTACTTCTTCTTCTGGCTTTGGAACGTCTGGATCCTTAGCAGCCTCTTCTTCCTGAGTCTTTGCAGGGCCGCCAGATTCTATTAGCATCTTAGCATTTGCTAGCTGACCCATCATCTTTGTTACGCGAGTTAAAGCGTATGAATAACCATCAATCAGCTTACTCTGGGCTTCGGCTAGCTCTGGGAACATTGCCGCAATGCCAATCTTGTCAAGCATTATGTCGAACTCTGCTAGTAATCTAATTATTCTTCTATCTGATAACATGCCTGCTACTTCGTCTAGCTTTGAAGCAGCATCGTCTAAGTTTACATCTCCAAAGAAGTTATCATACTCTCCTTCTTTTGGACCTGGAATTGGTTTTATATCCTTTAATGATGCAGGCTCAACATCATCGCCAGATGGAATCTTAGACTTCAAGCTGTTGTCTTCTTCTGGCTGGGCTGGTGCGGCTGGGGTAGCAGCCTGCTGTTGCTGGCCCTCTGGAGGCTGAGCAGCCCCTTCTTCTGCCGCAGGAGTAGGTTGGGCGGCCTCGACTGATTCGGCCTGCTGTGTGGCATCCTGGGCCGTTTTAATCATTATTTCTGATCCGGCATTTAGACCAAGCTTTTTCAACTTATCAGCAAACTGATAGGTTAAATCTGCGGCAGTAGACGTTAGCTTTACTTCCATAATTTTATGACTAAACTGCAGCAATAGTTGTGCCAAGTCTAGATACTGACTTGGAGTCAAATTTGATCCAGGCTCCCTAAGAAGTCTATCTAATCTTCTGCAAGCTTGATGAACCTTATCCTTCCATATTCTTAGATCCTCACCTTCTACTTTCTTGTTAGAATCAACATCAGCCTTTTGAACGGCTGATGTAAAGCTGCTACCAGGTAGATCATAAGATGATGTATAATTATCTGCACTTTGACCTAACCCACCAGAAAATAATGCTTTCTTTTTCATGCCTTCTTCCTTTGATGCATATTTTGAATTTTCTCCAGAATAATAAAATTTAAACCAATTTTTAAAATCAATATCTTCACCATTTTCTTTGTCAAAAGATTGAGAATAGTGGTCTACCAAATTTAAAACAGGTTCTCCTGTTTTTTTATTATTCATATATATTAAATATACTGTGTCAAGCCATTTATTTATATCAACTTCTGGCTTTTGCTCTTGTCCATATCCAGCTGGATAAGCAACTTTTTTTATTTTTTTTGATTCTATATAATTTACAAGAGTCCAATAATATGCATCATTTAAGGACTTTAGTTCACCATATGAGAAATTATTAGATATTTTTATACCAAGATCTCTTGATGCTTTTTTAATTAAGAGTGCTTCTGCTTTATCTTTCGCTTTCATTTTCCACACTTAATCTTAATTTTTTTAAAGCATTTATAAATTCAATATTATTATTACCTAATGATTGGTTTGCAATATCTCCTTCTAAGAATTTTACAAATTCTAAAAGTTTTTTAGATTTCAAAAGTTCTTCTCTAGAAAATCTAGCTTGAGATTTTAAATTTCTATGAATCCAATCTGTAAAAGCAACAGAGCTTGTTAAATCTTCTAGTTTTAATACTTTAAAAACTCTTCCATCAATCAACATCTATAATTTGCCTCCTTGAATCAATATCGCTAATTACATCTAGTTGTTTCATTTTAAAATTTAATTTTGTAACAAAAATAGATATTAGTCTTGGATCCATTTCTCTTAATACTTCCAAAATTGATTCTTTTAAAACCCTAGCGTGTTCATTAATAACATTAATATTAATATTATGATCTATTCTTTGATCGGCAAATCCTTCAATATATTTTTTCCAATCTTGCATTAGGCTTTTCATTGTATTTATATATTCAATGAAAATTTTATCTTCTTTTATAGAAGTTCCCTGTCCGCTTTCAAGTAAGTTATAATAATACTCTATTCTTGAATTTATAAGCTTATCCATTTCTAGAAGTCTTTTTGTTACATCTAGCTCTGCAGATGCAATTTCTTCTATTTTTTCCTTATAAGCATTTCTGCTTTGGATAATCATTTTAGTTTCTACTTCTTGGGTTCTTTTATCTATTTCTGCTTTTTTATTTTTTATATCATCTAAAACTTCACCTTTTAAATCTAAATTTTCAGATCTAAACTTTTGCAAAGTCATATAGGATATATGAAGTCTTTTTGATCTTGGATATTTTTTTTCAAGCCAAAGCTCTACTTCTTTTACAGATTCACCCTCTAAAAGCTTTTCTATAATTTTTTCTTTATCTGGATGATTTAATACTTTTGAACTCATAATTTTTCCTAGTTAAAAAAAATGCTCATTTAGATTTTACTCTAAATGAGCATATTAGTAATAAATGATTATTTACTTTTTTGATGCAATCTTAAAAAGAATCCTATCTACCTCTTCGGCTTCTTTATAAAGACCCTTTTCGTCTAGAAGATTTGCGATATTTACAAGGTCAGTTTGTAGATCTACTGTGCCGCCCTTAAATACCCTTCCGTCATCTGTTGTAAAGCCTTCGTTATAGTCATATGTTTTTTTGGTATAAGGATTCTGAACAACGCCTGGAGATACTCTCAAGGCTTGAACACCTGGCATATCAGGAACGTACCTTGTTGATAGGGTTCCTGGCTTTGTTTCGGTTGGCTTATATGACTCTTTTTTCTCTGGAGTTAAACCATAAAGCTTTTCTGGAGGTTTTCCGCCTCTTTGTGCTAGATAGCTTTCTCTTGTATTGTAATCAGTTACTCCAGATTGGAAGTGCTGAAAAATTCCATGCTCATCTTTTAATGCTTCTTTTTTCATGTTAGCACCACTTTTGATGTATTAATTAAAACTCCAGCACTCTGTGCTAAGGCTTTTCTTAAAGGAACTGGTCTGCCTTTTTCATCAAAGTCAACCTTTGATGCTGGTAAGCCTAACTTTGGACAATATGGCTCTACTGAGGTTTTTGTCCAAATTAAATCACCGCTCTTTAGAGCCTGCTTAATCATCTCATCTCTCTTATCACCATTTGATGCATGCTTTAGTAGTTTTGAAAACTTATCTAATGCTCCAAGAAATACTGAGCTATCAAATTTTGCTTCAATTACAGATAGTGCATCTTCTGCTTGTTTTACATCGCTCTTTGAGATTCCATCAACGATTCTATCCATCAACTGGTCGTATGACATCTTGCCCATATTATCTTGGGCTCTTGATATTAGCTCTGTTCCGTTTGCTTTTGCAGACTTTACAATTAGCTTTAGAGATTCTGCATTTAGTTTGTATAGTTTGCTGCCAGATGTGAATGCTGATGGTATCAAAGGTCTTCCAGATGAAAACTCTACTGGAACCAATATATCAACTCTTCCATCTGCAGTTGGAATCTCTGCCTTTAGATTCAAAACTCTTTCATCAGAAGATGAAACTTTGATTTGAGGATTTTGAACTCCCATGCCCTTTAGCTCAACTTCTAGAACTCTTGAAGCAAGTTTTACTTGATCCTGAGAGAATTTAACAGTTGATGCTAAAATCTTATCTTCTAAATCTGCAAACTTCTCTAGTGCTGCAGGAACTACAACGGTATCAATCTTGTAGTCGTGAACAACTCTTTGTCCTTCAAATTTTGAAGCTGTAGCTTTCTTTCTGAAATTTTGTTTATCCTTTAGATGAACATATAGATTTTCTTTATTTAGCTTTACAAGCTTTTCCTCTTGAATAAAAAATTCTGGTATAGAAGGAATTCCGTTTGATAGCTGAACTGGAACTGATAAATCAACTTGTGTATGATCAGATGTATCTACTGATGCTTTGCATAGTATAAAGTGTTCATTGTGATGAACGGCCTTTACAACTGTTGGCATGCAGCCAAGTGAGTTTAGCTGAACCTTTGCAAACTTTTCAGCCTTTTTAATTGCATTATCAGAGTGTGCTGAAAAAGACTTTCCTTCCAGCGAGAATACACCTGCAAACTCTTTTGATGCTTCGCTATCTGATCCAAGCTTTAGCATGCCCGTGTCATATGGAATTCTTGCTGAGGATGCATCTCTGTCTACAGCTGCAGCTTTTTTATCAAAGATAAGATCGTTTAGTTCTGATCTAAACTTGTCTCTTCCACCGCCAAGACCTGCTAGCTCATGATAAAGCTGTGTTAGTTGCTTTTGAGTGACAAACGGATTTTTTGAAGCAGTTTTTACAATTACATCTCTGTAATTACCAATTACCTGATCTCCAGGATTTTTTTCTGCTGCTTCTACTAGTCTTCCAACTACATAAGATGTTGGAAAAGTTTTTCCATTCTCAATTACTTCCAAAGCTTTCTTTGCTTCTTTTACTATATTTTTAATATCTTTCATTTTTTATTCCTTATACAAACTTTTTAAGTTCTGGAAAGACATTTGTTAATGCTTCTGTCTTTAATTTTGTTTGAGATTTAAAAACGCCTTTTAGAAATTCTGGGTTTTCTCTCAACTCCTCTAAAACCGCACTTTTAAATGTGCCAACATCATCAGGTGAAAATCCAAAGCTATCAGATTCAAATTTGCAAATAGGAACATTTTTATATGCCAATGTTACATTGTTGCCATCATAACTGGATGTAGCTGACCAGCTTCCATCATCTTTTGTATCAAATTTTGGATCAGAAGCTCTGACTAGAAACTTTGTTCCGCCAACCTCTTCTACTTTCCATAGCCCATCATATTGATCATTCATAACCTTGTATATATCAAAGGCTACCTTTTTAATTCCTCCCTTTTCTGCTTCAGAAAAGGCTATCTTATCAAGCTTACTTACATCCTTTATCCTTTTTTGATAAAGATTTATTAAAACGTTATCTAGATAGCTCATATATTATAGTGCTCCAAGAATGTTCTTTTTTATTAATAGAAATAAAAATTTTACATTTCTGTAATTGAATTTAGAGCATTCTCTGCTTCAGTATTATTGGCTTTTGATATTTCGTCTAATATTGAATTAATCTTTGGCTCCCCAGAGCATATCTTTTTAAGCTTCTTAACAATACCACCGTATCTCTTTTTTTGATTTTTATAATCAATATTTCCATGCATTGCCTTGTGGACGGCAGACTGGGTTATTCCTAGATGATCAGCAATTTCATTTTGTGTTTTACCCATTAAACGCATAAATAAAATGTTCTTTTGATGATCAGTAAGATGGTTACCATGAATAACCTCATATAGCTCTTCTAAAAGTTTTTCTTTTAGATCCAAAACGGTTTCGCTATAAGAATTTTCTTGCAGGATAGATGAAATACCTCTGTCATTTGAAAAGTTGCTTAACTTTCCATAATCAAAAGATACTTCTACGATTTTATATTGATAAGAGTTGCTTTTATTTTTCATCACCAATCCTCTGGAATAATTTGTTTAAAATCTTTAAAAAAAGAATCTTTGTTATTTTTTGGGTTTGAAAAATACTCATCAACATCTTTGCTTCCACTAGGTACTTTTAAAAACCTAAGCTTAATGCCTTTATTCAAAAATTTAGAGTATATTCTGTTTGCGGATTTCCTGCCAGCATCATCTGAGTCTAATATAAAGGTCATTTTATCACAATATTTTGATAGCTTGTAGAAGTGGTATTGCGAAAAAGCAGTACCGCATATTGCAACAGAGTTTAATATTCCTCTTTGCGATAAAGATATTTGGTCAAAATATCCCTCTACTATGTAGACATTATTAGACTCTATAATATGATTCTTTGCAAAGTTTAATCCAAATAAGAAGTTTGCCTTCTTGAAAGAAGAGTTTTTATACTTTGGTATACCAAGATATGAGCGCTCACTTTCATCTAGCAAAGTTCTACCACTAATCCCAACAGTTTCATTATACTCATTGATTAATGGTATTATTAAATAAAAATAATCAGCAAAGTCACTATTCTTAAGGCTGTTAATAATAGAATTTTTTAATAATTTTTCTTCATCAACATATTCAACTAGCTTTCCTATATTTTGCGGAAAGTATCCAAATTTATATTTATTTATTAAATTCATGCTAAGTTTTCTTTTTTTATAAAGATATTCTTTACATTTTTCGGAACTGTTAATGTTTGAGTGGCATATATCTACAAGTTTATTTAGTTCATTCATTTTTTGCACCATAAACAACAAAAGCCCGGATAATCCGGGCTTTTGCTATATATCTCCTATCTCTGAAATACTTTTAATTGCATTTTTCATTGCATCAGAAATATTTATTTTACAATTACCCTCTTTGCAGTCTTTTCCCTTTACGGCTCCTACAGAAAACTCTGTTTCAACCATCTTGTTGCATGAAAGACATTTAAATGAAAATGCTTTCTTTTTATTTGTATTTCTAAATGCCTTTAGAGACTTTAAAGATGTCTTGCCAAAGCTTGATATTGTATTTAATATTTCATCACATTTTTCACAATGCGCTTCTCCAGTATCAACATCCAATACCGCAGATGTAGTGCCATCACTTAGTTTGCAACCTTTATTACACTGTACTAGCATTACTCTTCTCCAAATGGATCTTCACTGTTTTCTATTTCAATTTCTGGTTTTCCACCGGTGCCTGAATCAGCTCCAGACAGATATGCTTCTCTAATCGAACTTTCAACTTCTTTTCTTTTTTCAGCAACAAAAGCTATTGCTAAGTCTCTAGAGCTTTGTTTTTCTCCGAGTATTACATAGCTTCTATTGTTTGGTCTTTCTATTAAGCCAACTTTAACTCCAAGGTCTAATAGCTCCTCTGCAATATTTGAAACACCACTTCTAAAGTCAACAAAAAATTCAGCAACTTTAAAAGGAGAGGATACTTTATTTTTAGTTATCTTTGCTCTAATTTTGTGACCTTGCTTTTCCTCTCTTTCATCTAAGATTAAATTATCAGCTCCAGACATGGGACCAACTTCAACCATTATAGAACAAGCGTGCTTTAATGCTTTTCCTCCAGGAGTTGTTTCTGGATTTCCCCACATTTCGCCTGGATTTACTCTTACTTGGTTGATTGCAATCATTGCAACATTTGCTTCCGCAATTCCTGGAGTTAACTTTTTCAACTCTACAGTCAGGAATCTTGCTACTGCTGCCATCAAAGCCTTTCCTACTTCGGCCTCAACCTCTTGTGGTACTTGTAAGTTCGCAATAGAGTCTAGAACAATTACTCCCATTTTTCCACAGTTTAAAGAAATTTTCTTTTTTGTAGCAGGATTTACATATGATATTGTTTGTCCGGACTTAATCATGTCAAAAAGACCAGGAACTTTTGTAATCTTTCCTGTTTGTTGATTTTTCTTGTTTCTGCCAACAAGTCCTGCAAATGCTTTTGCAGCTTCATTTGTCTTTACAAGATAAACTCTATCATTGTCAACTCCAAACTTTGCTGCCCATTCTGCCGAATAGGTGTACTCTGCATCAATAAAAGCAACGCAGTTTTCTGGATCTTGTGCTTGCCAATTTGCCATTGCAATTAAAGCAAGAAGAGTTTTTCCAGAGCTTGGTGCTCCTGCAAGCTGAATTAGCCTTCCTCTTGGCCATCCACCTATTCCAATTGCCCTATCTAATGAAGGCGTTCCAGTTGGTACAGTGTCTGTGTGTATTGTCTGATCTGGTCTTACAACTGATTCTGACCCAAACAAATCTTCTAGATTTTTCCAAGCCTCTGAATCTGACAATAACTTTTCTTCGCCTTTAGCCATTATTTCTCCTT